ATGCAATCAACTTTATATTTATTGATTGGATAGACATTTTTTTATGTTCTAATTCGCGTGATCCATATCCCGGGTTATCAGTCCGGTGAATCATTGGTGACGCATTATATCTTTATTTATATGTGTTTGAAATCCTCTGAGTCCGTCTCCTTCCCGGTGGTTCAATTAATACTTTTCTTTTTGAGGAGTATTAACTGCACACATCTCAAGTTCATGGGGTTCACTGAAAATGCTATAACCTGAGTAGGTGTATGGCCGTTTGTTGTGAATTACGTGACAATAAGTTGGCATTTGAAATTGTTTTCGATGTAAATATTGTGAAATACCTTTGGTTTCAAAGTGATTTTGTGATTCCTTTACGTTAAAAAGTGATGGATAATGATGACGATCGAGATATTCAAGAAAGAGATTTTTTGGTTGTTCTTCTCTATTGATATGAACATACTGATATGCTTTCTTAAGTGCAGTTAATTTATCATTACAGATAAGTGCACAACCACCTAATTCAAGTGGTGAGTCTTTATGTATGTATTTCGTCATACGTTTGGTAAATGATGTTGTAGATAATTTTAGACCAAGATCACGTAAAAAGTGTATTCGATCTTTAATGTTTTTACCAATGTCAATTAAATTAACATATTTTGAATATTCGTAAAGATTTACATGTACCTTAAAATATTTCCCATTCACAAACCTAAGTTGATGATATTCTCCATCATAGGAGAATGGTCGTGAATTTATGGTGAAGTGACTGGCATTCAGGAAATTCTTTCCTGGAGATGGTCGAAAGCCTACTAATTTTATATTATTACGCCATTGATCATGAAATAGACGGGTAGACTTGAATAAAATATCATCACCATTGATGAGGGGGACTGTTGATTGTTCACTGCTGGTGTCTTGGGTATATTCGTATATCCATTTATTAATAAGACACAGTATGGGAAAAGATATTAATGATCCCATTAGTTGACCATTTCTTTGGTTGATTAATAAATTGCCTTCTTTATCGAAAACCGAGTAATTATCAAATGATGATTCTAATAGTCGGGAATTGATACCAGATATAGACGCAAGAACAACGTCTCTATGTATGGTGTCAGTGGCTGATGAATAATCTCCACTGGTAAATAGAAGGTCCTTTGGCCAATTCATTGATTGTACAGCAGATTTAATATCTGGGGAGTTAGTTAATTTGAAGGAGGGGTCTTTATCGATCCATGCTTTAATTGCCTTTTGATATTCCTTCAAAACCTGATGATGAGCAGGCATAGCTGTTAAATTACGAACCTTCAAAGGTTCAACCACTTGAATATGTCTAACAGATGTATTATTGTGGAGTGATTTACGGATTGCTTGATCAGTCATAAGGTTTTGTTGATGAATATACTCTCCCAGTTCAATTGGATTTGATGGTACATGATTTTGATGATATAGATATGAATAATTATTACTTCCTTCGAAACATGCTTTTGTTGAAGTGTTGATTATAACGTTGGGAAGCTTAAAATGCTTAAAAAAATCCTTGGATTTTCCACGTATGTAGTCTAAGACAACTTGATCGGTTCGATGTGATATTGATAATTCAGCACCATAATTAGATTTTTCATATTGAAGAATCTCATTTGGGAGAGTCATAGGCATGAATCTCTTAAAAGCTGACATTTGAAATGCATGAGTGAACATTTTTAATTTTCTTCTCATGTAGTGTTTTATTCTTCTATTAGTGCCAAAAAAGATGGATTTGTAAATCATTTCTTCATCATTAGAAATGTTTGTGCACTTGTCATATTTAGATGTGATAAATGTAGAAATATTTTTAAACGATTTATAAATAGTTATAAGATCCATTGATGGGGGTATTGCAACCTCGTCACAATACTTCTGTAAACTATCGACGTTATTACCGATTCTTTTATTAGTAATGATTATGTGTGTCCGTCTAACGGAACTGCATAGTTGTCTGATGAAATTGTCACGTACAGGGTCTTTCCTACCATGATAGGTAGTAGGACTTGAACCTGAATCGTCGAGATGTGTGCTTGCAACCGTACAAGCTACGGAGCAAGAACCACCCTTAACCTCAATTGTATGCAGGGACTTTAACCCTGGTGCAGTAATTGTGTTAAAAGCGGTAATAGGATGAGTCCTGTTATTTCTTAATAACATAACAAGAGGTCACCGTATGACTGATAAGGTCATACCCTGGATAGGTTGC